TCTGTATAGATATTATTTATTACATAAGCTTTATTATCATATGTAATGACTAAATTTTGTATATATATAAATCCCATATTGGGAATATTATCTAACAGAGCCATATTAAGCCTCCTTTAAGTTTGTGTAAATAGGTCTACCCCCCTCCGTACATATTCATAGGAGTTGAAGGGGGTAGACTTGTTATTATAGGTAAGAATTTTATATCTAAAATAATGTTTTAAATAGTCTAAAAAACCCCTCATATAAGGCTATTTTTTTATAAAAAACCCCTTGTATTGAATTTAAGTTAATAATTTTAAGAACATTTCTTCTTTTATACTTAAATTTTTCCCTTTCCAAATTACATCAGGATTAGCTACAAAGAAATCCTTTTGCCCATCTCTTGTTTCTAAATTAACTCTAGTGAACAAATAATAATTTTTTCCATTTCTTTCAACATTAAAAGACAATAATTTCTTTTTAAAAGTAGTTAGAGATTTCGAATTGGTGTCTAATCCTAACATTTCACAAATGTCTTTTAAAGAAAGTTTTTCTAATAAATTAATATCTTTTTCTCTTGGGTTTCTACATAAGGCATTTGTATTATAGTGTAAATATGGGATTAACTGAAATACATATGCTAAATTCTTATGTTGAGAAGTCTTTGAATTTAAATATAGTTCTCGTGTCGTATTAATAAATATTCTTGCATATTCTTTTCTATTAAAAGGACAAGTTCCTTTTGAAAAATACTTTGGAGATAAATAATATTTTTTATCAACACAATACAATAAATCTTTTTCTTTAGTTTCCTTTAAGAAATTATTAAATGTACCATCTTTAAGTTTTAACAATGTTTTTAAATCTTTTCTTGTTAAATATTCTAATTTATAATTCTTACCATGCTTTACTAACACATTTTCTTCCCCACTGTTATAATCAATATATGTTGCTAAATATACAAGTCTTGTAATTGTGGGAAGTTTTAAATTTAATTCATTGAATAGTAATTCATTTTTAACATAGCTAATATGTATAAAACCACCTAATCTTTTACAATCTGTTTTTAACTCACTCTTTTGATTAATTGTTTCAAGTTGGTTTGGTGTTAATTTAGGAATCACTTTTATTGTTTCATTTGTTTTTATAAAATCTATTACTTTTTGATTCCCATTTTCGTCTTCTTCAATAATTCTTTTGTATTTTGTCATATTCCTTCTCCTTTCATATATAATAATAGTCATTTTTGTAAAAAGGAGACAAATTATGAATTTAATATACTCCAATATTTAGAGTTTCTTATATCTTTATCATCTGATTTAAATTTTGTAAAGTTAATTAAAACTCCTCCTCCTGATATGTAATATTTAAATGCCGTTTTATAAGCCGATAAACTTCCATGATTATATGCCCATTTATAACTTTGAGTAAATGACCAACTCGTTCCATATCCTGAACCCCATGATAAAACATATATATCACTTCTAATAGGATTTCCAAAAATCTTTTCTGCATTAGAGTCAGAATAAGTTGACATATATATATCCATATCTGACATTCCAACCCCACAATCGTTGACTGTAAATATTCCGTTACAAGTTACAGATTTTCCATGTCCATCGACAATTTTTTTCCCTTTTAATTTTGGTACATATACTTTCGTACCGTAAGGAACATTTAGCATTCCACAAGTTTTTCCGAGGCTTAATGGAATACTACAACCACTAGAACCGTCTCCACCATAACTCGTACATCTTGCATTTTGGAATCTATAAATATAACTCTTGCCATCAATTGTTCCTGTTTCATTAAAACAATTCTTATATTGTTCTTTAGAATCTCCTTTTGTATCATCGCTTGGAATATCACTTATCTTTTTATCTGCTTTAATTAACTCTTCTAATCTAAAGAAAAACCATTGAGAATTTGTCTTTCTTTTTCTTTTTTGAATTCCTGATGAATACCCTATTGCTTCTGCAATATACCCATCTCCCATATATATAGCAGTATGGTGAGTATCACAGGTAAACATATTATTCTTTGTTAATTTAACATCGTCATTTGCAAACATAACAATATCTCCAGGTAATGCATTTTCAAATTTTGTATCTACATATCTCCAAGCTTTAGCATTATGTTCCTTAGCCGCATCTTGAATTGTTCCTCCAGCACATGATAGTCCTTTCATGAAATCAAGTCCTGCTGCTTGATAACAACAACCTACAAAGGAACTACAATCAAATCCCCATTTCCCAACTCCTGGTTGTTTATATGTTTTCTTTTTCTTTTGAGAACGAATAGTTTCATAAGAACTTTTGATAACTTGTTTTTTATTATAGTCGACAGTTCTATTGTATTGAGAATACCAAGCCTTACCATCAATACATAACTGGACAATTTCTTCTGCTCTAGCTACGATTTTTTGTCTCATTACACTTAATTTACCGTTTTCATCATCTTCTATTGGGTCTTTTGGTTCTTCTGATACTTTATTTAAAAAATCTAAGACATAGCTATTTATATTATTTCTTAAAATCTTATATCCATTTTCAGTAAGTAAATATCCATTTCTTGAATATGTAGTATTTAACAATTTATCAATTACTAATCCTGCTGAAACATTAACTGTTTTAATTGATTTTTCAGTACAATATTTTTCAATTTCGTCATTAAAATTAACTATATTTGAATTGGTTGTAATATAGTCATATATATCATTTTTATAAGTTATTGCGACAGGCAATTCTTTTATGACTATAATGTCTTTAGAAGGATATTTAATAAGCAATTTATCTAATAAAGATTTATAATATAAAATTCCTAAACTTGTTAAATCATTTATTCCTAGCATTGTGAGAACACAAGTTGGGTTAGAAGGGAATGTATCTATAATATTGTGTTCAGAAAAGTAATTTGCATTAATTTTACTTTTGGCATATACACTTAAATCATCTAAGAAATGACTTTCTTTCATGTGTTCTATTCTATCGTCTCCAATAAGAAGAGAGCCTTTTATGTTCTCGTATTTTAAAGAAACTTCCTTTTGAGTTACAACAACTAAACAGCTAGCTACTATTTTTGTATTTTCAGTTGAAACAACATTTATTTTACAAGTTCCATTTGAAACTCCTGTAACAAGTCCTTCCGAGCTGACTGTGGCTATCTTAGTATCTGTTGAATAATAAGATAAGTTTTGATTTGTGGCATTTGTAGGAACAACACTTGCCACAAGATAACGAGTTTCATTTTTATCTAATAGTAAATCTTTTGTATCTAATCTTATTCCAGTAACTTGAACATCTTTAGTTTCGTCATAATCTCCAACAGTAACAATACATGAGGCAGACTTATTAAATTCTTTTGAAACAGCACTTATAACACATTTTCCATAATCTAAGCCTGTTACTTTTCCTCCTTCGACAATGGCAACTCTTTCATTACTAGACATCCAAAATACTTCATCAAGTTCAGGATTTGGAGGGACTATTGTCGCAGTAAGAGTATAAGATTCATCTGAATCTAAATTTAATTCTGTTTTATCTAATGTAATACTTCTAATGTATTTTGTATCCGTAAGTTCTGGGGGATTTTTTGCCACATCTAAATCTATATCTGAAATTAAATCTGTACTTACTTTATTGTATTTTTGATTATTCCATAACCATTTATTTGTATTTATAATTTTTTTATTATTCTTTGCCTCTCTTAAAACATCTGAAATAAGCTTAGAGCTATCTTTATTTGTTTTCTTATTTGAAAAAGTTAAACTTAATGAATTATCTTTATAGTTTTTTTGCCAACCAACTAAATATAAATAAGTTTCAACTTTTGTTTCTTTATCATATAAGGCAACTATATCTCCTAATCCTATTCTTCCATTCCAATTTCTTCTAAATCTATTCTCTATTAATCTATTTGTGAAATCTATTGAATCAATTGTAAATTCTGTTGTAGGACGGCTTTTGAGCTTTAATTGTTGTCTACCTGTTTTTATAAGTTCATTTGCATCAATAAATGAATCATCTGAATAAGTATCACAATAGACATACTCTTTTAATTCATTTAACAAATCTTGTGTAAATAATAAATTTCCTTTTTCATCTGTAGAAGTTTCTCTTCTTAAAAGTATATTTAATTTATCTATGTCATTAGATAGATTACTGTATTCTAGTTCTAATTGAGCTATTTCTACTGATAATTGAGCCTGTTCATCTTTAAGTATTTGTATCTGATTTTCATAAGAGGTAAAATCATAAGTCTCTGTTTCTGTTTCTAAATCTTCATATGCTTTTATAATATTTTCATATTGTTCTATTTGTGCTAATAAGATGTTTTCATTAGCTTGTTTATTAGAAAGCTCTGTTCTGACAGTTTCTCTTTTTGCTGTTTTATCTTTCCATGTTTTTGTTCTTTCTATTGTAAGTTGTTCAAATTTAATCAGAGCATTATTTAATTCTTCACTCATTTCTCCTATTTCCATAAAATAAGAGTAATCTTCTATATAATCAAATCCAGTTGGATTTACTTCTGAAACAATACATTTTTCATCATTACCCTCTAAGGTAAGTCTTGTCACTATGTCAGTAGAATCATCTGTAACTTCTTTTGATTTAATATAATTATCTCTTGATAATATAAGTTGTAAATTATCTCCAAATGAATCCATATCAAATAAATTTACAAGTTTATTTTTTCTATCAAATATTGGAACACAACAAAATTGTTCCTGGATTGTATCTGTAATAAAAGAATAGTATGCGGCTTTAGTATCTTCTTGTATTCTTACTTTAGGCTGTCCATTTTCCATATAACGAACACTATCGTCTACATAGCCTATATGCCATCCTGTATCTTTATATAACCATTCATCAAAAGATTCTACTTCATCATTTTCATTTTTATCTAATAATGACAATCCCATATTGGACATGACAAAATTGTTTTTCTCTAGTTTTTTTTCATAACCATAAACAGTTACTGTTTTTATTTCTTTATCATCATCTGTTTTAACCTTTTTTATAATGAATTTTTCATCATCTATTGATATAACTCTTTCTGTCATAAGTTCAAAATATAAAGGATTTTCCTTTGAAATTTTCCCAATTTGTGAAGGTATAAATCTAGGTATTTCAAATTCCAAAGAATCTATATCGTCAAAATTTCTTGATTGATTACTAACGAATTTTACAGGGATTTGTCCTATGACTTCTCCGTTAAGTTTTTCAAGTAAAATCTCATTTATGGGTTTTAATTCTTTAACAATTATATCCATATCATCACCACTATATTATACTAGGAAATTCACATATTATCCTTACTTTACAATTTCCTTCTATTACTAATTGATTTTCTTTCTTATTTAATACAATCCATTCTCTATTACATTTGCTTATAATATTTTCATTATTCTGATTTTGAACAGTAAGCATATAATTATCTATTGTAGCCACTTCATGTTCTTCTAATCCTATTAGTTCTAAATTATTTATTTTATTTAATGTCTTTTTCGTTCCAAAATTTTCAACTACAATTACAGGCTCATATTCAGAATCTGATTCGTTATAAATATCTATAAATTCTTTTCCTTTAACTCTTTTCTCTATTTCTACATATTTAAAAGCATAATTAACCATTGGTTTAAAAGTAACTTCTATTACTCCTCGTCTTTTGAAATCAAACTTTTTAACTATTTTAGTACATTTAAAATAATAAAAATAATCTAAGTTATCATATGGTTCAAATCTTTCAAAAGAATCACTTATAAGCCATGTCGCTACTTCGTTATAAATTGAATTTGTCCATACAAGTGGAATATTATCTTTTTCTAAACACAATTCCAAAACAATATCATCTGGTTCTTCATTTGTTTCTGTAAATTGAGGAAATCCTAAACTATCTTCCATCGTTACATTTTTTACATAAGAAACTCCTATTTCATTTAATACATCTAAAGAACTAGTTGAAACTATACTTAAAAAATAATCCTTACAAGATTTACCTTTCCGTTTAAAATAAGGCTCTATAAACATATCTCACAACTGCCACTCAAAATATGGACAAATATACCCATATCGAGATATTGAAAGTTTTCACAAACATTTCTTACTGTTTCATTCTATATGCTTTGGCGATTACAAGTAATTCGCTACTAACAAGTTCTAGTATAGTCCACAGTCGTAAATTCCCGACTAGCCATCGGTACATACTTACAATTGCTTTTTATGCTATTTTGTAAGTTTTTGCATCTCTTAAATTAAGACTTGCATTATAGTCTCTATCAACATGATAACCACATTCACAAACGAATTCTCTATCAGAAAGTTTTAAATCTTTCTTGATATAACCACACTCATGACATAATTTACTTGACGGATACCATCTATCTACAATTCTTAATTCAATTCCTATCTCTTTACATTTTGCTTCTAATTTTGTTCTAAATTCATAGAATTTTTGCGAAGCTACTGCCTTTGAAAGATACTTGTTTTTCATCATACTAGATACATTTAAATCTTCAATTGTAATATAAGATGGTTTGGTTTTCACTATCTCATTTACACACTTGTTAATATAATCAGTACGAATATTATCTATTCTATAATGAAGTTTTTGTATCCTCAAGACTTGTTTTTGGATATTTTGCCTAGTGGCTACTCCTTTCTTTTTATTATATTTTTTAAAGTCTTCGTATTTTCTCGATAGACAATGTTGTTCTCTTTTTAATTGTTTTTCTAATTTTCTTATTTTTTTGCTTTTATTTATATTTTTCTTTGTAATGCCATTACTTATAACTGCAAAATTCTTAACACCTAAATCAATCCCTAATCCAAAATCATTTAATTGTAATTTTTTAGCGTTGGGTACATCTATTAGAACTGATACATAATATCTTCCTGCTTTATACGAAATTGTTCCACTCTTGATTGTATATCCTTGTTTTGTTGTGGGAATATATCCCTTTTCTTTTAATTTAATCCATCCTAAAGTAGGAATTTTTATTCTATGCCTTTCACAAATACAATCCTTTGGATTATTTTTCACAAAATACATTTTTACATTAGATTTGTTTTTCTTTTTAAATTTAGGAAACCCACTTTGTTTTTTGAAAAAACGAACAAAAGCAGTATTTGCATTTTCCATAGATTTTTTAATTGATTTTGAACTGACTTCTTTAATCCATAAATATTCAGGATTATTAGGAATAAACTCATTATTCATCCAAATACTAAAATCTTTAGCTGTCATAAATTTTTCGCCATTATCATAAAGTCCTTTGTTGTGAGTAAGGTAAAAATTATAAATAAATCTACAAGTTCCAATTGTTTTATTGATTTTTTGTATTTGTTTTGTTGTTGGATTTATTTCCGTTTTATAACTCTTTAGCAATTTCTTCGTCCTCCTGTATTTGTTTTTTATATTTTCTTAAGCCATATAGTCTACAACTAAATACATGTAAGATTGATATAATATCTTGAACCAACTCTTCATTTGGAGAAAGAGTTTCATTATTTACAATAATTATTTTTGTATTAAATTTTTCGCAAAATTTCTCAAACCAATTATATCCAAAACGTATAAATCTATCTTTATTTGAAATTATTATTGTTTTTATCTTATTTTCCATAACTTCTTCAAGTAATTTATTCCATTTTTTACGATTATAATTAAGTCCACTACCAAAATCTTCAATACACTGATTTACAATTATGCCTTTTGAATTACAAAACTGTTTTAAAAATTCTACTTGATTATGTAAATCATCTTTTTGATTTCTTGTTGAAACTCTTGCATAAATAACCACATCTCTTATATTATTTTCTATTTTTATCCCTTTAAATTGTAGATATTGGTCGTAAGTGTAATATCTTCTATTTGTTGGAGTACGATTTGCTTTTAAAATATTTTCCCTATCCCAACGTTGCAATGTTTTTACTGAAACTCCTAATAGTTCAGCAAAATCTTTTGGCTTATAATTTGTGATATTTGTTGTGTTCATATTGATTCTCCTTTCTTTATAAACACATTATATCACAAATAAGTATATTTGTCTACATTTTTATTTATTTAAAAGTTCTCCTTTCAAAACACTATTCATTATAGGTTCTCTATTCAATTCTAAGAGGTTTTATAATTATGTATGAATAAGAAGTCAAGAGAGGATTTAAACCCTCTCTAAACTCTACTGATAAGGTCATCAAAACAATTTTCAATTTGTTTCTTAACTTCTGTTGCTATTTCAGTTGGATTGCCTGTTCCAGTAACCTTAATTTCAATATCTCCTACATTTAATGTTTTATTAGTAACTTGAGTTAATTTATCTGCATTTAAGGAAGCTCCTTTGCCGTAATCAGTCAATCCTAATCCGTTTAAAATATCTGGATATTCTTTCATGATATCCATAGCTGCTTGAAGATTTCCAACAAGTTCTGTTTTAACTTTGTCTGCCATGATTCCAATCGCATCTCCAGAGCTTTCTGCAAACTCTAGCATAGTATTTTGTAAATCACTAACTTCTCCATTGATAGATGTAAATAAACCTGTATTAAGAGCTTGAGCAACCATATCTGCAATTTTACTATCTGTCCATTCTTCATCTAATTTAGTTTGAGCTTTTTCAGATTCATCTTGGATTCTTTCAATTTGTTTATCAAATAAGTCAGAAACCAATTCATCTTTTCTATTGTTTATAATGTCATCTAAACTCTTTTGTTCATCTTTTAAGTCATCTAAAAGTTCACTAACTTTCGCTTTTGCACTAAGACTATTATCTTTACTATATCTATCTATGTTTTTATTTATTTCTGCAATTTTATCTTGTTGTTTCTTTAAATCTTCTTCATATGAATTAGTTTTCTTTTGATTTTCATAAGCTTCTTTAACCTTATTTATCGCTTCAACTTCTGCATCTGACTGTTTCTTAATTTCGTCTTTTCGTTTTTCGATTTGGTCTTTATAGATTTTTGTTATTTCATCTTCAATATCTTTTGTTATATCTAATTTGTCGTCATAAATATCCTTAATTGTATTTCCAAGTTCTTCCCATTCTTTACGAGCATCAGGAAGTTTCCCTGTTTGAATATCTATAAACTCTTCCATTAAATCAGTAACTTTTTCTAAATCCTCACTATTTTGTAATGCATCTAAGGCATCTTTTTGATTTGTAATATTATTATCTGAATCAAATTCAAATCCATATTTTCCTAAATCTTCTTTATATACTTTAATCATTTTATCATAGTTATCTATGAGTTGTTGTTGTTTGTCTTGTTGTTGTTTAAGTAAATCTATTTGTTGATTATATAATTTTAATTTTTCATTTCCGAAAGCATGTTGCATTTTTGTACTCAATAAATCATATTTATCTCCTAATATATCCAATTGAGTATCAATCTCTGTTATGCTATTTTTATACATATAAAGCTTATTTTCACGAACTAATTTTTCTATTTCATCATTATTTTCTGCAATCTTATTATTAAGTTCTTCCCATTCATTACTAGCCTCAAATATTTTATCATTATGTAAATCTAAATATTCTTGTGTAAGATTCTTAACTTTGTCTAATTTTTCAGAATATTCATCAGATGCTTTTTGAGCTGCATCTGCTTGTTTTTCTAATGACTTTTTAGTTTTTTTACTAGTTTCAGATTCTGCTTTTGCTTGTCTCTTAGCTTGTTTCTTAGCTTCTTTTATT